TTTAGTGGCATGGCGCCATTCCTCAATGCCTAGTAGCAGGTTAGCGCCATCTGCTGTTGCCCAGCCCTTATCCGTGTAGATCGCTGGCACCCATGCTTCACCAGCTAGTACCTCAACAGGATCTGAGCTGATGCCAGCAGGAGTGAAATGCCGGAGGCTAGGCAGGTCCATATCGTTTGCGGAGCTGCTCTAATGTTACCTCTGCGCCATCATCACGCACCAGCTTTGCGATGGCATCGCGTGGCCCGTATTTGCTAGCCAGTTTGTTGAAGTATGCAACCTTACCGGGGCCTAGCGCAGCAGCTTGCACGCTGCGTGGTTGCTTTGCTAGCCACTCGCCATAGCTTTGATTGATTGGCACCTGGCCATCCTTGCTAGCCCGTGTTGCCGTGGTTGATGGCGGCAAGATATCAGGGTCGATGATCGGCACTGTCGTCGAGCGGCAGTTGAAATGCTGCGGTGGCATCGGTCCCTTGCCATATTCAAACTCACGGCCATCCAATGCAGCGCATATAGCACTGGTGCGAGTGTCAAGCGTGGCGACGTAGCGGTATTTCTTGGTGATGTCTTGGTTGGCTTCATATACCTGCTGGCTGGCGGTATTAGCTACTTGGTTAATGCTGGTGCGTACTAGCGTCATAATTTGGTTGTCAGCTACGGCAGTGGCTTGCCCGCCTGCTGCTACCAGTTGTCGGACGGTTTTGGCCTCCTCGCCAAATTGCAAGTTGCCAATCAACCGCTTGGCGATGCTTGGCGTGGTTTCACCTGTCAGCAACCCTTGCCGTACCACTTGGCTAAATCGCTCGGCTTGGTCTACGGCGATGCCACGAAATGCCTTGGTGACCACTTCACCATTGGGTAGCGTGATGGTGGCACCCTTGGCGGCGGTCAAGTTAAACACGCCAGTGCCAGCTTGGCGTGCTAATGCTTCTGCGCCTTCTACTGCTGCAAACAGGTCATCCGATAATGCCACCACGTTGAGCTGTGTTGGGTCAGTGGTGACCACGCTCTGCGCAAACTGCGGGCTTATCTCAACAGTGCGCACTGCATCACGGCTGCCAACCGGCAATGCCTTGCGCAGTTCTTCAGTTACAAACTCTGACTGCAACTGCGCCAACCCTTGCAGCTCAGTTGCGGTTAGCTCGGTTGCATCACCAGCCCATGTGCCAAGCGAGTCTTTAAGCTGCGCCAAAATGCCACGAAGCCTAGCAGCCTTAACTGGTGCGGCTAGATCATCAATGGTGCGCAACTGGTTGACGCTATCAATGATGATGTCGTTATATGCATTGATTACACGCCGCGCCACGCTATTGCTGTAGCGGTTCAGGTCTATTGCATTGCGGTATAGCGTTTCTGGTGTGCTCATTCGATAATACCTAAATCTGCAGCGGCATACCCTGACCGAATACTTACATTAGCGCCGCGCTGCAATGCACTGGTTACCACCGCAGCAAATGCGTCATAACCGTTCTGGCCATCTTCCATCAGTACCATCTCGTCTACCTCATCAGCCTTGCCGTCTACATACCAGCTAACGCGCACGATTGCTAAGATCTCCTCTGGCAATGCGCTGACGTGATAGTCAAGCTCCTGGTGTCTCGGCTTCTCCGGTTCGATCATCACTGCTACGTCGATCAACCAACTGATCAGGTTGTCGAGCAGGTTGTAGATCCATCCCCGCATTTGCTGTGGCATCTAGTTCCTCGTCAACGTCGAAGTCATCACCTAGCACATCGCCATCAGACAATTGCTGCAGCAAGGTTTCTTGAGTGATGGTCCCTGCAGTGTAAAGCTGCAACAGGCTGTTGATCTCCTGTGGGTCAAGCCTAGTACCCATAAAGTCGCGGTTGACGTGGCTGCTACCGGCTGCTTCATTTTGGCCTAGGTACTGCGCATGAAACTGCAAGCAGTTGTCGATCATGTCTTGCATGTTCTGCGCAATCACCATCATGGTGCTGTCGCCTTGGCTGCGGTTAATGCGCTTGGCTTCGGCGGTTTCAGCGGTTAACTTCTGGCCTAGCACTGCTGATAGTCCTAGTTCATTGATCTGCAGCGCCAATGCTTCTAGCCGCTTGAACTGGTACTGAAAGCTAGTACCGCCAGGTTCGATGTACTCAGCGCGGCCTTCAGCGGGAAATGCAATGGCTTCACCGGGGCCAGCTGATACCTCCTCAGCGCTTGATGGGAAGCCGTAAAAGGCCAGCATCGGCACTGCTGAAATGTGCAGCTGGTTGTCGAGGTCTGATTGGATCTGATACGTCTTTAGGTTCAGCTCTGCAATATCTTCCAACGGTGGCCGTGACTCCATAAAGCCAGTCCGGTTGGCGTAGGCGATGCTGAATGGAATTTCGCTAAGGCTGGTGCGGCCTTCATCTACGACGCGGAAGTCGCCCTTGTCATCTTTTTGATGAATCTCATATTCACCAGGCGTCAGCACCCGCACCTGCTGCACTAGCTTTTCGCCGTACAAGCCATCAGGCACACTGGCCACCTCCTGCAACCTGAGCATGGTTAGCTCCTGCTTGCCTTCCTTTGCTTCAGTGCGCCAGCCGAGGATCTGCCGTGGGGTGTATGTCACCCAATAGGGTCTACCGCCATCAGCAGGTGCATCCACCAATGTACCAACGTGGCCATAACGGACCATCTTGCGGGCTGACTCATATGTCCAGACGTTGAGGTCATTACCGTTGAGGTCAACATCAAATAGCTGTTCGGTGATGGTGTCGCTCGTATCAACCAACCGCACTGGCTTGCGCGTCAACATACCAGCCAGCAACCGCTCAAGGCGCTGGTAGTACGGCGGGCATACGCTTCTGGCCAAACGATTATTGTAGCTCTCATCAATTTCCCTGGGTTCCTGCGGTAGGTAGCGGCGATGCTTTTGCCGCATCCCGAAGGTGCCCTGCAGCAGGTCTTCAATCAAGATCCAATGCTGCTCTTGCGCGTACCAGGCAGTGTTCGGGTCTTGAACGCGAGTTACCTTGCGCTCTGCAATAGGACGGTCGTATGCGCCAAGGCCCGAATACATGTTCTACGTCAAGCTGCCGTCAGTGTAACGCTGTTACGGCTCACCTTAATCTCAAACTCATCACCAGGCTTAAATGCTTCGGTAATGTATGCACTGCCAACCATTAGGTTGCCGTTGAATTGCACCTTAGTCTTGTAGCTCAGCTTGCGACCTGCTTTTTTGCTGGTAGTTGCAAGGCTGATGCCTTTGGCTTCTAGCAGGGCTTCATAGAACTGCGTGAAGCAAACCTTGTCATCCTTGACGTAGCCGCAAGCGCGAACGATGTCAGTTTTATTGGAGTCGCCAAGTTCCTTGACTTTAGCGAGCAGTTCAGATCCGGTCAGCATTGGGTAGTGAATGGTAAGCCTGGTCAATATAGCCTTACGCCGGTTCCACGTCCAGCCCCTGCATGTAGTGGGTTGAACTCACGCCATATGACGTAACCCAGTGCATCATTCATGTGGTCGTAACCGCCATCCTTATCGGGGTCGCCTTTCTCGCTGTAGCTCTGCAGCTCTAAGCATTCGATCACCTTGCGACAACTGGCTGCAATGGTGAGCCTGACTTGGCCTTTGCCATTTTCCAGCAAAGCTTGAACAGCAGCCACGCGATCACGAACGCCAGGGTTGCTCTTAGGTGATTGGTTGCTGAAACCATAGGACTCCAAGATTTGAATATCGGTTTGGCTTGCATTGGTGCTGCGGTTACCACCGCTGGCATCTGGGTATGCGTAGATGCGGTGATCGGGATAGCGGCGCTTGATCTCCTGCGCCAAGGCGTCGGTGTCATGGGCGACTGAGATCTCATCAACTACTAGCAAGGTGTTGCTTTGCCTGATGGCGATGACGGCTGACATGTTGCCTACGTTGAAGTCAATGCCAACGCGCAACGGTTGCTCGCTGATGTCTGGTATGTCGGTGATGATGTGCTTGGCGCGGTCAAAGCGGTCATATACCTGGCCAGTGGTGAGGTTGACGAACTCACCATCGAGGTATGCGCGTAGCAGTTGCGGGTCGTAGTTGGCTTGCAGCCGCTCGATGAAGTCCGGCGGCAGGTGCGGGTTATCAGCAGTGCGCATCTTGATCAGCTTGCGATCAGTGCGCTGCTGTGCGTCATCGCTGCCGAAGGTATTCCACATCCAGCGGAATCCTTCTGGTGTCGATGCTGCTGCAAACTGCCGGACATTGCCAGACCGCAAGCGGCCAAGGATCTTGGGGAATGCCTTGTTGGCGATGGCAGGCGTTACGGTGTCGATCTCGTCCGCTAACACCCATGCAAGGTTCAAGCCAATGATGCGTGACCAGTTCTCAAACGATCGGCACAGGATCTTGGTGTCCCCGCCAGGCAGGTGCAGCATGTACTCCGGCAATGGGCTAGCGCGGAAGGTATAGGGGATGTCGTACGCCTCTAGGAAGTCATCAAAGTCGTTCTGCCAGATGTCGCGGATCAATGGGCCGGTGGGCTCCATGACTGCGCCGATGAAGCCCTGATTGGCTGCAGCAAGCATCACTGCCTTAGCGCATAGCGCTCGCGTCTTGCCGGCGCCATAACCAGCGGAGATGCCAATAATCTGCGTGGCAGTGTCATCCACAAACGCAAGCTGACCTGGATGCAGGTCTGCGCGGATGACACTTAGTCGCTCGTCAAGATCAAGCTCATTAACATCATCTAGCTCAAGCGCAGACCGTGAAAGCAGGTCAGACTCAATGCAGCTCACTTGCCAACAAGCCCAAGCATCTCAGCTTGCAATCGCACTGCTCCAATAACAGATCCAAGTTGGTTGGTTCTCATCCCCCGCTCAATTGTCATCTCTAAAGTTTGCAGCCGCTTTGACTTCATTTCGGCGAGCGTCGACTGATCCCACGTTTGGTATAGCAACTGTTTAGCGCAGTCGTACCACTTATCTGCAGTGGGACGGCACACCCCCCATTTTTCAATAATGAGCTTTGGGATGGATATGCCGTTTGACCCAGCAGCTACTATTTCGGCCAACTCAGACCAAATGCACAACAGCTCTTCGTGAGTGTAGTGAGTTTTCTCTTTGGTCTTAGACCTTGCCACCGCTATTAGTTGCGAATTTGCACAGGCATTATCAGGTAAGTCTGATCTGGTGCATTGGTTGGCGTCAATACTACAGGAGTAGTTGAGCCATTTGCTGACAGTGTAATGGTTTCTGAAGACCTAAACGCTTTAAGGCCATCTAGGAGGTAGTGCACGTTGAAAGCTAGGGCAAGTTTGCCTGTGGTGCCGATGTACTTAATGGCTTCGGTGCCGTTGCTGCCGTCGGAGTCGGCGGTGATAACC